TAATTGCGGATCAGCGCACCCGCAGCCTCTTTCACCTGTAGCGGAGTGGCCGTGTTGACCAGACCGCCCACGTTCGCAGGGGTCTGCCATGACACCTCCGGCACCGAGTACGGCGCCGTGACCGCGGCAGCGCCGCTGGTCATGGTCACCCTGGCCGCATCGCCTGCGACCAGCGTGGTCGGTGCCACGGCGGTTCGGACCACGCCGCCCACTGTCACCGGATTGGCACCAGCCGCAGCGTCCTCCGCTACACCACCACCGGTAAGCGCAGTGACAGTGGAGACCGTTGTGACAGTAGTCACCGCCGGCAGGGTGCCGCCTTGCATCACGACCGGAACCGCAGCGGCCATGTCTCCCGCAGGCCGAGCCAGCAGCTCCACGCGCTCGCGCTCGTAGTCGAACACACGCAGGAAGCTGATGCGCAGGTCGGTGCGTCGGATCACGCCGCCACCGCAGTTCGTCGAGCCGAAGTCCGCCGGCAACACGCGCTGGCCCGCATAGGGCAGCACCAGCGTGAGGTTGGTGGTCGCCGCGCTGGCGATCTTCCACGGGCCGTCCACGCCAAGGCTCGTCGTGCCGGTCACTGCATCCCGCACGCCCACCAGTTCGACCAGATCGCCGATAGTCGTGGCAGGAGCCGCCCACGCAGCCGAGCCAACCAGCACAAGCTGCCGGGTGCCGTCACTGAGCGTGCTCAGGGTTGCGGATTGCGCCGTCTGCGCCACTGCGCCCAGCGCCGACATCAGATTGCCGCCTTGCACCCGGGCGACATAGCCGCCATAGGTGGTCGCGGTCACCGCAGCGCCCCACACGATGGTGAACTGCGTGGGGCTGACCACCGACGCAACCGCAGTGGCGGTCGCCAAGTTTGCGAAGTTGGTCTGATCACGGGTTCCGTAGGCCACGATCACATCGCCAGCGGTCAGGCCGTGGGCGGTGGCGGTGGTGACGGTCGCGGTCGTGGTGCCGGTCTTGGCCGCACTCACGATCTGCGCGTTGGGGACCGTGAGCGACTTGTTGTTGGTCGCCCGGACGCGGACCTTGTAGTTGAGCCCGGGGTCCGGGCAGACCTGAGTGCGCAACAGCCTCGAGGTGGTCTGCGCCACCGCGTCGACCGCGCTGTCGGCCCACTGCGTGCGGTCAGCCTGCACGAACAGCCGGAACTCCGTGGTCGGCACGAAGCTGTAGGTGTACGGCACATTGCCAGACAGCTGCACGGAGGCGGTCGTGCCAATCGTGGCAGAGTGGTTGCCCGCGACGGTGCCGCTGGGTAGCGCGTCCCCAGATTCGCTGCGAATGTAGAGCGAAGCATTGGTGACGGTGGCGTTCTCGAAAATCTCCGAAAGGCCGTTCTGTGCGCGGCCGAGCCGTTCTCGGAAAAACACAAACCCCTTTGCGCCGGCTGGGTTGGTGATGGTCTGCGACGGGATCGTGCCGCCAGGGCCGGCAGTCGCGGTGAACTGCGTGGGCGAGGTCACCGTCGCCACCACGAGCGCAGGGTAATTGGCGAGCAGGTTGGAACAGTCACGGATGCCGATGCTCTTGCCGACCGACAGCCCGTGCGCGGTCACCGTGTCCACGGTAAGAGTCGTGGTGGCCTGCGAAATCGCGCTGATGGCGATGTCTGACACATCAGCAAGCGGGGCGCCTGCGTCGATCATCTCGACGGCGAACTCCTGCCCCAGCGTGCGCTGGCTCATGTGCAAGCCGGCGCTCGCATCAATCGGTAAGCCAACCCTCCCGATGGAGGTCACCGAGCTTTCCGTGCCGGCGGTCAGCGGGTCTTTGCTGATGACCAGATAGCTCGCGGCCGCCGAGTTCCCATCGACATAGATCAGGTCGCCGCTGGCCTTGGCCTCCTGCCACTTTCCGCCGTTCACCGGGTCATAGACCTCGAACGCCTCGCGGAACTTGGTCGTGATGTTCTGCGAGATGGACGCGATCACCTCTGCATAGGTGCCGTCCAGCATGTCGACATTGCGCCGCGCAACGTCGTTGTAACTCTTGATGATGTCAGCCATGTCTCACTCCCCGGAGATGACAGGATTACCCGACGCGATACCAGACATTGGCAACATCGTCGAACTTCAGACGGAAAAACCCGTTCGCGGCCAGCGAAGTCGGCGCACCAGTCACGGTCGCGCCATTGCCGCTGACGGTCAGCGTGCCAACGGACTGCGTGCAGTTCACCAGCAGTTCCTGCCCGTCGGTGCAGTTGGCCAGAGCCGGCAGCACGATGGTCCCGGCTGCATAGCCAGCAACCGGAGTCAGAATCAGCCAGATGTTGTCGCTGCCATCGGTGATCTGCACAGAGAATCCGGTGGCGCTCGGGGCCGCATACTGGCTCACGAAGCCGCTGGTGACCAGCCCCTCCTGCATGAACTCGCGGATGGTGGTCATCGACGCCTTGCGGGCATCGCCTTGGTTCGGCGCGTAGATCGGCACCTGATCGCCGCCAGACACGGAATCGACCGCAGTGAGTTGATTGATGGTCGGCATGGTTGCGCCTCAGTCGAATTGCAGCGGGCCGTCCTGGCCTGCAAGGATCGGGTCCACAGGGTCGGACAGGAACGGGTCATCAATCGACCACGGCTTGTTGCCCGCACCGGCTGGCATACTGGCGGGCATCTGCATCTCCGGCGGAAGGCTCGCCCGCATCAGCAGCGAGTTGTACCCAGCGCGGGCGGTGGCCTTCGTGTCGGCGCTGACAGCTTTGCCGATCCCCGGCGCAAGACGCACCGCCAGATTGGTGATGATCGGCTCGTTGGCCGCATCCGGCACGCCCGTCTCGGCGTCCAGACTGGTGTCCTCCGGGCTTCCCGGCACCGGATATCCGAGCCTTATGCCCATCGTGTTCCACTGCGCCATCATGGCGTCGAGCCGGCGAGCCGCAGCCTCCAGCTGCTCGGGCGCGAGGTCGTACACATACGACGCAAGGCCCATCTCCTCGTAGGCCGCAACCACGAATTGCCGGCGCGTGTAGCTCATGCCGCCGCCTTCATGTGCTCGAGAATGCGCTCGTACAGCCGCGCATCACTCCATCGCTTGTCCACCTTCAGCCCGATGCGCTCGGCCTGCTCCAGCATCTCTCCGCGAGTCGGCGGGGCATCATCAGCGACAGGCTCAGCAGCCGCCTCAGAAGGCCGCAGGAACTCCTCGATGGCCTGCGGCATGGTTGCGTGCCATCCATCGGACAAAGCCGCGTCGAATGCGGCCTGATCCTCGCAGCCCAGGCTGGCGTAGGTCGTGCCCAGCGAGCCGGGATTCGGGCCTGGGCAGCGGTAGACGAGGGTAGGGAACAGAATCATTTGCGGCCCTTCTTTGCGGTCTTGGCGGAAGCCTTGAACGCCGCAGCAGTCGGTGCGCCTGGCGCTCCGGGCTTGCGCATCCTCTCGTCGCTGCCGGCCTTAATGCGCTCGCGCTTGGCGGCGATGTTGGCGTACAGACCGGCCTTCACTTCTTTCCCCGCGCTGCCGGCGCCTTGCTCGGCTTGCCTGCCTTCATGGCTGCGGTGCGGGCAGTGCTCAGGGCAATGGCAACAGCCTGCTTCTGCGGCTTGCCTGCCTTCATCTCGCGGCTGACATTCGACGAGATGGACTTCTGCGAGTAACCCTTCTTCAGCGGCATCCTTTTCCCCTTCGGATGATGAAGAACGCGGGCAGCTTGTGACCGCCCGCGCCGGCCTTACGCAACCCGATAGGTCACGAAGGTGTCGGTGGCAGTCTTGCGGGTGCGGAACAGGCCGCTGTTGCCGTAGATGCCGCCGGTCGAAGCGTTGGCCGACTGCACGATGGCATTGCCAACGATGGTGTGGCTAGAGCCAGCGGTCACGGTGATGGTGTCCGCAGACGCGGCCGACAGGTTGATGAGCGTCCAGTCGAACGAATCGTTCACCAGAAAGTCACTGGCGGCTTCCATCAGCGGCCCGGTCGGCAGCGTGTACGCCTGAGTCGCGCCGGCAGTGTGCGTGCCGGTGATGATGCGGCCCAGCAGTTCGCCAGCGGTCAGCGTGACGGCGACGGTCTTGGCAGCGGGCGAGCTCTGCACATACGGATTCAGCGACTGCACGACGGGCGCAGTGCCGACTTCGTAGTACGCGGGAGCCGCGCCAGCATTGACCACGATGGTCGCGCCGGAAGCATACGGGCCGAAGGTGCTCGACACGCCCGCAGTGGTGGTGCCCAGCAGCGACAGGGCGTCCGGGTAGTTCGGGAACGAGAGCAGACGCGAGACCTGCGTGGGCTGGGCGCTGTAGACGGTGATGCTGTCGCCAGCGGCCAGGGTCAGGGTCGCGGTGCCTTGCGGAAAGACGAACGGAGACATTGCTTGTCCTTTCAGATGGGGAGAGCCGCAGCCCTCCCCGTTGCACCGATCAGGTCTGCGAGAACATCATGATCCCCGACATCTCCGGCTGTTTGTTGACAACGCCGAAGAGCGTGTCGAGCCGGTACTTGGTTTTCATGGTGTTGATGTCGTACTGCTTTTGCATGACCAGTTCGATGCCCTGCTCGGTGGTAGCCCGCATCACCGCAGCGCCCGCATCGGACGGCACCGCGTACCGACCCGGCAGGATTTCCAGCGAGTCACGCTGCCAGAACGGGTTCATGTAGTTGGTGACGGTGTTCAGGAAGGTGATCGCGGCGGTCGCGGAGGCGCTGGTGACCACGCAGTTCTGGTACTGCACCTCGGCATCGGTGCCGCCCTGCGCGGTGATCAGCGGGGGCGAGATGACCATCTGCGTTGCGTTGGTCACGCTGATGACGCGGAACGACTTGGGCTGGCCAGTGTCGCCCTTGGTGATGTGATGCACCGCGTTCACATTGGCGATGGTGAACGCATCGCCAGCCGCCACGTTGGTGGTCGAGGAGACGGTCACGGTCTGGAAGCGGTTGTCCACGTTGGACACCTCGCCAGTGGCGGCGGTGCTGGTGGCCTTGGGCACATAGAACTGCGCACCGGCCACGCGGGTGTCGATTGTCAGGCCGGCGCCACCAGCGGCTGCGGCCTTGCGGTTGGCGTAGTCCAGCTTGTAGGTGGAGAAGCTGGCCATCTCCCCCACGAACGCCTTGCGCAGCGCACGGTCGCTGATCTCGTTGCCGAACGAACGCGAGGCCTTCGACAGGTCGTTGGCCATGCCGTTGTAGTCGCGGGTCGAGAGCGCCAGGTAGCGGTCGTAGCTCGGCACGCCCTGCTCGTTCATGACCGCCTCGCACTGCGCGACATCATCGAAGCCGCTGGCAGTGGACGAACGCTTGACGAACAGCGTGCCTTGGAGCGCGGCCACGTTCATGATGGCCACGTTGATGTCCGAGGCGAGCTTCTGACGGGCAGCGTCACCGAGACGGCCCTCTTGCAGCGCATCGCGCAGTTCGGTCGCGGTCATGATCCACGGCACCGACTTGCTGAAGCCGATGGTGGCCGGAACCGAGAGCTGGGTGTAGTCGTCGAAGTTGCTGGTCATGTCCGTGCCGGTGTAGCTGGTGGCGATGTACGGCTGCGGACGCCAGATGACGTTGTTGGTGCGCTCCATCATGGTCGGGTCGGTGTTGTAGACCGCGACGTTCTTGGAAAGCACCAGCGCATCGTTGAAGCCTTCGAGGATGTCCTCGAACGCGACGCGCTCTTCTTTGGAGAAAGCATTGGCCATGATTGGCTCCTGAGTTGGATGAGAAAAGGGTCGTGCGGTTTCCCGCCGTCTGCTTCACTCATCCAATCCGGGCTGGATGGCCACCACCTCTGCACTGCCTGCCGATTTTGGGCTGGCGAAACCCGATGCGCGGATTATGCCCGCTTCTGCCGCCTATACGCAACCACCTTGCTCATGTCGCCGGTTCTCGCGGCTTCCTCGCGCAGACGCTCCAGCGTGCTATCCACGGCGCCAGACACGCGGCCAGTGCCAGAGATGACCCGCTCAGGCGGCGGCGGGGACGGCTTGCGATTGGTGACCTTCAATTGAGCCTCCAGCTTTGCGACTGCGAATGCGAACTTCACCGGGTCGGAGATCGCCGCCAGTTCCTTCGCCTTCTTCGGGTTCTTGCCCAGCGCATAGATCACCAGTTCGGGATTCTCCGCGCCCTGCACCACCACGCCCTGCTGCGTGACATTGAGCGTCTGCTCGACAATGGCTTCTGCCTCGTCGAAGTCGCGCACCTTGAGCGCAGCCTTGCCCTGCTGATAGCGGTTCAGCCGCTCCTGCCACGCCCGCTGCTGATCCTCTGCCGCCCTACGCTGCGCGGCCTGCGCATCGTCGGCCTGGCGCTTGCGCTCAAACCACGCGGCCAGCGCGGCCTCGTACTTCTCGGCATCGTAGTCGTAGCCTTCCAGCGTAGGCTTCGCGCCGAGTTGCGGCGCAGCTGCTGCCGGCGCTTCAGTTGAGCGAATGCGCTCTTGCAGTTCGCGATTCTGGCGCTGAAGCTCGCGGTGCTGCTTGCGCAGTTCTCGCACCCAATCCGGAGCGCGGGTCTCTTCCTCTGCCGGCGGTGCCTCGTCGCCAATCTGGACGGTGACCTCTTCCGGATCGTCTGCCGGCTGATCCTCGGCCTGCGCCTCCGGTTGCTGCTCTTCGGCCGCGGGCTCATCGGCCTGCGGCTGATCCTCGATCACTTCGGTGTCGTCGGGCTGCTCGTTCATGCTTGCTTCCGTCTCGCGCATCGTCGGCTGCGCGGGTGCCGTATTACTGCGGCTGGACCGGCAGAACCGGAGCCTGCGGCAAGAATCGGTCGATCACTTGCAGCGCCTGATCCTGCTGCGTCTGATCGACCTTGGAGAGCGTCTCAACGGTCTTGGCTCGCGTCAGTTCTGCGTCAGCCACCGTCGCCACCACATCGGCTCGCGCCTTTGCGGCTTTCGCGCTGGCCTCCTCGGCCGCAGCGGCCAGGAACAGCGCATTCGGATCACCGGGCTGGCCCTGCATTGCCGCCATGAGCGCCTGCGCCTCCTCGTCGGTGGGTTTGACCACGCCCATCCGAACCAGTTTCTGCCGGAAGAAATCGCGCACCTCGCTGATGCCCTCGCCTTCCATGTTCATCATCGCCATCGCCTGCAATACCTGCTGCGTCTCGGGGTCACTGGTGATCGCCAGCATCCCTGTGAGCGCCCGAACGGTAGCTGCACGCTTGCTCTGGCTCGTCGGGCCGATGTCAGCCAGCACGAAGAGCTTGGCATCGGACAGATCGTTCTCCATCACGATCTCGCCGTTCTCATCGACCTTGGGTAGCATCAGTTCCACGCTGCCAAGCTGGGCCTGAGCACCAACGGTCTTGAGCTTGCGACCGGGCTCGGTGTAAATCTCCCGCGCCATGCCAAGCCAAATCTCGCCGCCCCTGCGCTTGGCCTTCGAGAAGTTGCTCATGTATAGGTACGCCTGCATATCGAGGCGCTGCTGAATCATCTCGACGGCCTTGCCCGAGATGTTCGACACGATCTTGTCGCCCTGCTCCTGATTGCCGAGGACGTCGCGCATATCGCCCTCGGTCAGTTGCAGCAGGCCGGCGAGCGCAGGCGGAACCGGGGGCGGCTTGGTGTAGCCAATCGGGCCGGTGACGGCGATATTGCCGTTCGCGTCGGTGATCGGGTTCGCCAGCAAGTACGGGTAGTTCTTGAGATTGTCCTCGGACCACATCACCTGATGGCCGGTAACCTGCTCGGGCGTGAAGATCGGCTTCTCCACGCTGCTCAGTGCGCTGATCTCGCCCAGCTTGCTGCGCTGCATATTGCCGAGCCGCTGGGCGTCCTTCGCCAGCCGCACATGACCCATGCACCGCTCCGTGTTGTCGATGAACCACCGCTTGCCGTAGGCCGGAACCACCGGGATCGCATTGCCAGCGACATAGCCGACATCTTCAAGCACCCGCATGGCATTCAGCAGGTACTTGTGGCACCGCTTGCGCTTGATGCGCTTCTGACGCACCTCAACGCTTCCAATGGCAATCAGCTTTTCCTCGAGACCAGGGTCAGCGTCAAAGTCGCTCTGAGGGTATTTTTCCTCCTCGCCGTCAAGCGTCTGCCAGATGCGGATAGTCTCGCGCACCTCCTCGATGCGGTAATACTCGGCGACATACACGACATCGGGCGTCAGCCAGTCGAACTCGTGCTGATGGATTTCCTTCGGCCAACTGGCGGGATCGTCTCCCCATTCGGCCCGATATGCCTCGCGGGTCATGCTTGCGAGCACGAAGCACCGCTTGGCGTCGGCCTTGTCCTGGCGCTTGGCCTGCAGGTCGAAGAACACGCTGGAGTCTGCGTCGAAGATCGGCTCGATCACGATGCGCTGGCGCTCGTTGTCGGGGTCCTCGTCATCCTCGTATACCGTGCGCAGCCGGAATGCGCCGAAACCGCCGCCGACCGCCTCCTCGAAAGCGTTGTCGTAGGCTTCGTCGGCCACGCTATCCTGCTCGTCGCTGCGGAACAGGTCATCGCAAAGCTCGGCGGTCTTGTCGTCCTTGTCGCCGTCCGCCGAAAGGAACGAGACGCTGATGCGGTTGTTGCGGTACTCGTTGACGATCCTCATGACCGCGCTGGCGATCTTGTTGACCTCGAACTTCGGCTTGTTCTGAAACTGCTCGCCAAGCGGGCCTTCCCACTGCGCCCCGGCGATGGAGTAGAACCGGCGATCTTGCAGGCATTGCAGCCTCTCGTCGCGCAGGGCCGACTGGATCGTGTCGAACTCCTGCATGGCCTCCGCGTGGATGTTGGCCAGCCGCTGATCGTTGGAAATTCGCGCCATTTCGGACCCTTTCCGGCCGGATTATGCTACCAGCGATGCGCCGCTGGCAATGCAAGCCCCGCCAGTTCTGGGCGCTTGGCAGGCGCTGTGATCGCGGGAAACAAGGCTGCAAGTGCCCAGATGAGCGCATCCGCCCGGTTTGGCGATCCGCTCGCAGTATAGCCGGCGGTGCTGAACGCAGCCAATTCGTCCTCCAGTTCGGCAAACAGCCCGACATGGCGCACCTTGCCCTGCTCGTAGAGCGCAGAGAATGGCTCGGCGCGGACTGCCTTGCCACGCGAGGCGGTCACGCCACGGAACGGAGTGCGCGGCCTGGCGGTCTGGATGACCTGCTGCACCATCGCCCCGCCGAAGTTCGTCTCGGCCACCACGCAGTCGGCCTGGTGCCGGTCGAACGCTGACGCGACAACGCGCCCCCAGGTTGCCGGCCCAGCCTTGACGGTGCAGTCCTCCAGCACATAGGCCGCGCCATCAACGCCAATGCCGACCACCACGATGCCGATGGCGTCATTGTCCGCGCCGGCGTCGTCACCAGCGCCTGACGGGTCAACGGCCACCACCACGCGCACCAGCTGCGGCACAGCGGCATCCAGCACTCGCCAGCGGTCGATGTGCTCCTCGGGGAACAGCGCATTCGGCGTGGCGTCAGCGAACCGTCCCTCAAGGAACCGCGCCCTCAGTCTAGCCGGCATGGCCTCCAGCTGGCGGATGTATTCGGGCGACAGGTTCTGCGCGTTGTCGCTCGGATTGATCTGGAAGCTGGCGTAGTCGTCCGGGTTCGGAAGCGGGCGCTTCGTGTCCGGGTCGATCTTCTGCACGAATCGGCGATAGGTCCAGTGAGCTTTGCTCGGCGGGTTGCAGTCGTAGTAGGCCCGCAGTTTCAGCGGCAACGGCTGGCGGTTCACCATTCGCGCCTCGGCCTTCTGCGCCAGCCGAGTCAGCACAGTATCAACGGACCCTACGGGGATTTGGCTGCACTCGTTGAAGTAGACCGTGGCGAACTCCATCCCGAGGATTTTCTCGGTGCGGTCCTTG